ATTAAAATTGTCTCTTTTGCTTTAATAGCTCCTATTATTTTAGTTCCGTCTTGTAATCTTTGTGTGCCTGCTGCATTGACTGCTGAAGGTGCAAAAGTATTAATGTCCTCTTGATCACCAAATCTAATAAACATATCATCCTGTGTGGTTGTAGTTCCAATTGTTGTTTCTGTTCCAAAGTGTATCAGGTGTCTTGTAGTAGGTGATATTAATGTAGCTCTTGATGCAGTTGGATTATTAGAAGTAGAAAAGCTAGATGTGCTAGTGGACGCTCTGTTAGATGTTGCGCTTGTAGCCCCGGCGTTCCATGTAAAAGTTTTACCGTTTGCAACTGTTGCAACTAACACTTGACCAAAGTTATCTAGTGACCATAGACCAGGTTCTAGTTGTACTTGGTCTGCTTTGACAGCCACACCCCATCCACCAAAGTCAGTTGCATCGGTGGCTGTCGCTCCATTGTCATGAGCAGCCGCAGTGGTTCCAGAAACTCCTCTTGTACACCCTGTTAAATCATTAGATGATTTACCCGTGTATGAAATAAGTTCTGAGTCTACTAAAATCGTGCCTGAGGTAGGGAAAGCTGCAGCACTTGTCAATGTAATTGTTGTTTCTGAGTCGTCTAGTGCTTCGTTTACAGTTGTTGCTGTTGCAGAATCAACAGTGCCTCCCCAGTTACCAACACCCCAACCGTAACCATAAGTTTGTTCTCTTGGACCCACAGGTTCATAAAACTTACAAGTCATAGAGCCTCCTGTTGATACTGAGGCCGAAGCAGCTGCAGTTGATGTGATTGTAAAAGTTGTTGTACTAGGAGCTGTTATTATTTGAAACTTAACATCTTCAAAGTTAGATGCACTAAGACCTGTGCCACTAGGTAGAGTGACACTATCTAGTTGCACTATGTCACCAGCTTTTGCTCCATGTGCACTTGTAGTTGTTATAGTGACACTAGCTGATGTGTTTGTGGTTGCCATCGTGGACGATGTCAAAGAGCTTTTTATTGGTGTAATGTCAAACAGTTGACCTTCGAAGTATAATAATAAGAACTTATCCGTTCCGAGGGCCACGTACCTATTGCCATCTAAATCTGTAAAGGGGTGTTGTGCTCTGACAACACCGACTATCTTATCTGGTAAAAGAGAAGACCAACCTCCAACCTTTTCAGGCAGACCATATCTAAATCTTACATTGTTGGAATCAATAAAACGACGTTCAGCACCTTTAGTGGTGTCTTGTTTATCTATGCCTGGTAGAAAGTCTAGAGTGATAAGAGGCATCTATCCTCCTTAAACTTTATCTTTGTAAGCCCAACCACGAGTCGCGTTCAAGAATACTAAGGTAAAAGCTTCTCCGTTTGTTGATACAACTAAATTAGACGCAGAGCCTAGTATGTTTGAACCGTTTCTTGCAATCGTTAGATTATTAGAACCAAAGGACCCTTTTGCATCTATAAAGGTAACTTCGTTACCCACACTAGGAGAAGCAGGAAGTGTTACCTGTCTTGCTGCTGCACTTGTGTCTATAATTAATTGATCGTTGTTAACTGCTGTATAGTTTCTAGCTATCGAGTGATAGCCTTTCTCTACTGCCAATTGAACTATGTTTGTCCCGTCAGAGTAGACAACCATCTTTGAACCTACAGGCATTGTTACACCTGTCCCTGATGCTGTTTTAAAAGTTAATGTATAATCACTTGTGCTTCTTGATGTGCCGTCCTCTATCAAGTACATTTTTTCTATAGAGTCGGGGACAGTAACACTTCTGTTACCAGCTAGAGTGCCGGTAAACTTGATGATCATGTTTCGTCCATTGGACGAGGCGCCATTAGCGATTGTTAAAGTTTGGTCTGAGGATGCTACATCTAAAGATAGATAACCACCTACAGCTTCCTCTACTAATTCTAGATTAGTGTTGGTTGTAGATCCCCATAGACCTGCTTTTTCACCCGTAGCAATTAATTCAAATTTTTGCGATGTAGAAAATGTTGATGCCATATTGCCTCCAAATTTATATTATGTTTCTATATTTGTCCATGTTTGACTTGCGTTTACGTCTATATCATTCCAAGTCACGACACCTGGTCCGTTGACAGAGGATGTCAATAGATTAGTGCCTAAAACTTCTACTGCTTTAGCCACTATAGTTACAGATCCTACTCCTACAGTTCCTGCTAAATTAGTGGTGACAGTCACGTCCGCAGCCGCCTTTGGTGTCATAGAACCAAGGCTTGATGTAAGTGCGTTGCCACTGAGAGTGACGTTGGCTGTTCCAACGAATGTTAGATCACCAATAGATATGTTATTTACATTAGTTGATACACTAACGTCAGCGTCAGCTCTAGCAGCGGTAATATCTCCTAAGCTTATTGTAGCTTGAATACCCTCTAGATTTACCGGTTGATGAGTAGATTCACCGAAAGCAAATTCAGCAAAAGAGGATATGCCGAACATTGTTTTTTAGCAGTGCAGGCTACAAGGTACGATATAACTTCCGTCTGAGTATGTTTCTATCTTTGTTGTAGATAAAACTTTAGCGACAGTTGACGCTCTCATAATATCATCAGCTTGTACTTTACCTGTGCCGTCTCCTTTTGATTGTATTAAGTCACCTTTAGCAACTGTTTCATCTTTATGTATTCTAATTACAAACGTACCTGTTTGAGCAACCATCATATCATTATAATTGGTGTCATCATTATCCCAAGTTACAAACAAGCCATATACTGCTTTTGATTCAGATGTATCAGACACTTTAGCTTTTGAGTGTTTGACATCACCTTCTTTTTCAATTTTACCTGTGTATTCTACACCATTAGATGTAAATGTAATGTCGTCACCTACACTTTTACTGCCTAAATTTATATACTCTTTAACCTGATAAGCAGGTATCACATTACCTTCTGCGTCTGTAGACTCTGCAACATCTGCTACTGCTTGATACCAATCACACATCTCATCAAGAGATTCCATAATTGTACCACGAAGAATAGTTGGTTTAGAATTATCTGCTAATCTTGACCAGTGACTTCCTGTAAAACCATTGTAAGACACTGTGCTACCACTAACGAGAATAGTACCCTCTGTATTATTTTGTCCTAAAAATCCAAATATTTGACCATCATCAGTAAGTCTATTAAACAAACCCACATTTTGTGCGTTTCTAGTAATATATAATTCTCCTACAGCTCTAACCGCAGACCCTGCTGTGCCTATATCTAAAACTGTTTTTCCTACAAACAAATCACCAGAACTATCAATACGAGCACGCTCAGAGCCATTCCCATCAAATCGTAAGGCATCACTTGCGTGTAAATATCTTACGGCACCTCTGTCAGTTCCTCCACTATCTCCAAAAACAACACTACCATTGCCTGATGTTCCAGATAGTATTGCAAGACCTGAAGAACCACTACCTTCTAATATTAGTTCGTCATTATCAGCATGAACATCTGCTCCACTATCTGCAGTTTTAACATGTATTCCTGAACCTAAATCTTTTGTATTACCAACACCTAAAGTTGGAGTGGTTATTGTGCTACCTGATTGTGCTGTAAAAGTATTAGCAGTAAACTGAAAATCATCCGCACCACCTATCTTAATATCTATCTGGTCATCAGTGTCAGCAGTTATAGATGTATCACCATCGACATCTAATACTAATTCATTACCATTTAAATCTGAGTTTATTGGTCCACCCACTGCACCAGATATTTCTACGATAAATATTGATGCTCCACTTGCAGGTGCTGTAGTAAATGTAATCTGTGTTCCGCCTGTAGCTAGTGTATAGTCTGTTCCAGGTTTTTGTATAACACCATCATGAGATACTAATAGTTGTGCTGCAGAACCAACTTGTGTTCCTAAACTAAATGTTGTGTTAGAACCATTGTAAGTATTACCACTTGTGTCTAAGACAGAGAAGGTTCCGTTTTTAATTGATTGTCCTATGTATGCCATTAACCCTCCAACTCTGCTCTTTTATCTAAGATTTGTTGATTTGTTATGTTTGGGTCAGTTCCTGCCCATGTAACTGTAAAAGTATTTGTATCTACTATTTCTATAGAATAGTGTTCACTTGTTAATGCTCTTATAGCCTCGTGAAATAATTGTGTTAAATTTTTTTCTGACATTATCCGCTAAACTCCATTATTTGAAACATACCTTCATATACTCCCATACTAGTGCCATTTGTACCTGCCCATTGATTTTTAGAAAATTGAGGGGTGTATGTAATAGCTGAAGCTGTTGAAGGGCTATCTAGAAATGTTATGGCCATGCCAACATTAAGATAATTTATACCCGCTAAATCATCTGTTCTATTATCATATTGATATCTTCTACCTGCACCTTCTGCAATAGTGGCTTGAACAATTTTTTCTGTGGTTGTACCACCACTTATTGCTCTTTTAAAATCTAAATCAACATTTAATGCTTGTGATACTCCAGATAAATTATTACCCCAAGTATTCCACGATAACCAAAATTTTGAAGATGAACTAGCTGGCGTTAATGTAATGGCTGAGTTTGTAACATCTGTAAAAGAAGCTGAATTATCTGTGGTTGTTGCATACTGAGTTGTACCACCATCTTGATATATTGCTAATATTTTACCGAGTCCAGAAGACTTAGCTGCAGTAACTGCACTATCTGCTATACCACCAGTTGCTATTTGTGTCTTACTCATCTATCCTCCTATGGTTTAGTAGGCCAAGTTGCGTTCTCGCACTTCTCTACTGTATCTTTTCCTGCAGGTAAGTCTCTTAGATTCTGTCGATATGTTTTCATATCATCACTAAGAGTATTATCTGATAAAGCTAAATAATCTGTCTCTG